TATGTTTATTGTGCCAAACCCTCTGTATACATGCATAGGCTTAGTAGTTTTACCAGATGTTACATGATCCATTCTTTTGGTATCTTCACGAACATCTCTCGTGCCGTTTTTATAACCTTCACCGACATGTGTAATACCTGTGTATTCATGGTCGTTATGACCAGAATACTTATCTTTCGCATCATTAAATTTATTTCTATCTCTATGATAGTAATTGAGCATTGTTGATGAAACTTTATATTTTCTAATTTCATTTTTGTGTTCATCTGAAAAATGTTTTTCTCGATTGCCATAAATCTTAGAATGTCTAAGATGTTCTTTATCTGAATGTTCTTCCTCTGCTCTATTATCATAATGACCATGTATAGGATGTTCAAAGGAACCATCTGGTCTCCCGCCAGTATCTTCCTTCAATTCCTTTGGTTTTTTAATAGATACATCTCCAATATTCCAGACGAAGCGGTCTTTGTCTTTTTCAGAACGTTTTGGTTCTTTTTTTAAACCTTTTTTGGCTTCTATAATAAATTGTTTGAATGTAATCACTTATAATGTTCCTTCATTTTGTGTAGACGTGCGATAACAGCATGTGCATGTTCTTCATGGTCGGGAAGACCGCTTTCTTTGAAAATTTTCTTAATATGATCTTCGTCTACATGCACTCCATGAACAGCTTTTTTGATATGTTCATGTGATAAAACATGATGGCCAAATGCTTGTCCTGCTGGATACTCTGGATTTCTAAGACTTTTATGTTCTGCTATATCATGCCCAAAGTCTTTATGTCCGCCTTGTGCTCTAAATTTAAATGAACCGCCTAAATCCCCATTAATCAATTTACCATTTTTATGTTTTAATATATTGTCATGTTCTAATCCAATTGCATCCCAATTCTTTGTAGCAACACCAGCGACAAAATGTTTAGCTAATTGATCTTTATTTTTTTCAGACCATTTATGATAATTTGGGGATACTCTGGAAACCTCATCAGACCATTTTGTGGCAACTCCAAGTTTATCACCATGTTTAACAAGTTTGGGATGCAATGTATCAACTCCTAAATGATGATACACATGACTAGCCGCCACTTCAGATTTTGCTTGATCAGCATTGTTATAGAATTTTATATAGTGTTTTTCTCCGGTTTTAGGATTCTTAAATATACCTCCCGGATTTGATCCTAAACGCTGTGAAATTTTTTCATGATGTGAAAAATCTTCTGCTGCATCATGATGTAGTTTTTCTGTAAGAAATTGTTTAAAATTAATCACTCTTCTTCTCCTTGAGAATGCACAGTCATATGAACAATGTGAACTTTTCTTTCAGAATCATCTGGATGGTGTGCAAATGAATGGCCGGTTATTTTAAATTTGGTATTTCTAGCCATTAAAAATTCTTTTTCGTGTGGATGTTTTCTATGAACAGCACCATTATCCAAGTAATGTCCTTTTGTACCAGCCGGAACATGAATTTTAGCTACAACTCTAGAATTACCTTCTACTGAAGGTGCAAAATTATATGCAGTTTTTGCAGAAAGCGTAGTTGAAGGATATCCTTTATCGTGTAAAGTTGATCCAGGCTCCATTTTATGAACATCGGGCAATCTTATTCCCCTATACACATGAAATTCTTTATCTGTTTTATGAGAAGTAACCCTATCTAAAGATTTAGTCACGCCGTGGGCATTTTTGGCAAGAGTATTACCAAAGCTATCATTAAATTTATATTTATGATCATGGTTATTTAAGCTTTTAAAAGCATCATGATTTCTATGGAATTTATTGATGTCAGAAGAATTTTGCTTATAATCCAATATATTCATATGGTGTAAATGTGCTAATTTAGTTTCATCTTTGCGAGATTTTTCACGCAGATGATCTTCTAATTTAGGATCGTGGCCTTCTAAAGGTTTAGTTTCTTGAATACTTTTTTCCAATAAAAACTGTTTAAAACTAATCATTCGTGGTTGTCCTGTTTATGTACTGTCATATGAACTATATGCTCACGTGTAGTAGGATTATATGAATGGTGTAAAACCTTAAAGTGTGTTCCTCTATGAAGAAGAAATTCTCTTTCGTATTCGTGTAGTCTGTTGGAATCAGTTCCATGATCTAAATAATGACCTTTAGTTCCTTTAGGGATATGAATATGTGCAATAGGTTTAAATAAACCATATGGATTTTCATCGGACTTTTTTATACTATGTTGTTTTGCGACAGAAAAAAACTTTGCTTGATTTCTATCTATACTGGTAGAAGAATATCCTTTATCATGAATAATATCCCCAGATTTCAAAGTATGAATATTAAATTTACCAAATCCTCTATATACATGCATGTCTTTAGTTGTTTTACCAGATGTTACATGATCCATATGTTTAGTATCAGTTAACACATTTCTTTTGTGTTTTTCAATGTCTTTATATTCTTTTTCATTTTTATTTTTTTTAATAAATTTATCTTTATTTCTATGAAACAGATTTAAATTTACATGTTGTCTTTTATAATGATTTATTTGTTCAAGGTGTTCAGGTTTAAATTTTTTTTCTTTTTTTAGAGATTCTTTTGATAAATCTTCATGTTTATATTTGCTATAAATATCGTGCGCTTCATTCGGCGTGGTGTCTATATGTGGATTTCTAAAAGTTCCAATTTGTTTTGCTTCTAAAAGATATTGTTTAAATGAAATCATTAATGCTCATCCTGCTTATGAACAGTCATATGAACCACATGAATATTTTTTTCAGGATCATGTGAATGACCAGTTATTTTAAAATGGGTTCCACGGTGTAATAAAAATTCCTTTTCGCCAGCTTGACCGTAATCATGATGACCAATATAGTAACCCTTCGTACCTTTCGGAACATGAATTTTTGCTACAGTATAGTTATTAGGATGATGTCTATTATTATTAAAACGTTTTGCAATTTCAGGATTAATTGTAGTAGAAGTATATCCTTTATCATGATAAATACTTCCTTCTTTCATTCCTTTAATATGCATATTACCAAATCCTCTGTATACATGCATATCATGTTCTGTTTTGTGACTTGTAACATGATCAAGATTTTTAGTGTGCTCATCAACTTGTTCAATTCTTTCATATGATCCAGCGCCTCTCACTACATGTTCATGATTAAGAAAATGTTCGCTGTCTCCACCATGTCTGTGATATCGATTAATATCTTCATGTCCATAATCACTATAATGATTTATGGAATCTTTATGATTGGAATCGTGGAGTTTTTTATGTTCTTCGGCTTGATCATTCAGACGAGCATCATTATAATCAATTTCATGGCGACTTACATGAAATGGTTCGGATTTAATACGATGGAAAGGAGCTTCTTCATTTATTGATGCTTTAAGATCACCAGTATTCCAAAAAAACTTAGATGCCTTTTTATTTTTGTTTTCAATTATAAAATTTTTAAACGACATATCTCTCTACCTATATTTACTATGTTTACTATTTATATACATAAAAAAAGGGAGGCCGAAGCCTCCCCTAATTTTATATTTAGAATAAGATCACATTAGATTCTTAACTGCGAACATGCGATAATATTTGTTCTTTTTGTTTACATGAACCGCACCGTCAGCCGCATCAGTTGCGAATGGATGCGCAATTAGACCATAACGGGTTTTGAAACCAATCTTTGGCTGGAAGGTATGTTCACCAACAGCACGATATAGCTGTAGAGGAACGTATGGGCAGTAGAATAGACCTGCAACCCATACTGAGGAACCCTTGTAACCAACGGTTACATATTGATTACCGGCAGAAGAGATGAAGTAAGGATCGATATAGACCTTTAGGCGACCGAATAGGGTACCTGCGAAGGTGTTACCAGTGTCGTCTACTTCTAGTCTTTCTTTAGACATACCAGAGTCATAGTCTAGTAGTCCTGCCATGTTCCAAGCTGAAGCCACGTCAGAAGAAGTAATAATGAAATTACCCTTACCAGCACGGGTTGCCTTGGAGATTTCGTTCGCTTCAAATTCAGCCTGTAGTACTAGACCCTTGAAGCGTTCAACGGACCAACGTCCATTTGAGTCAACGTCAAGATCGAAAACACCAGTTGTTGCAGTTCCTCTTTGCGCACCAAAGGTTGCAGAGATGTTAATTGAACGAATAATTTCACGGTTGATTTCGGCCTGAATTTCAGCAGCTAGAATATTTGCTAATTCGGTTTCAGCATCTAGACCATGAACTGCCTTAAGGTCTTGAGCTAGTTCATGTGAGTATTCAGCTTTTAGAGCACGTTCTTTAGCAACGACTGCTACTTTCTCGATGCTTAGTGCCATTTCGTTAATACGATTTGCTGCACCATCTCCTAGTGCTTCACCAGCCGCAGTAGACATTGCTCTACCAGTGGTATATGCAGTGTTTGCTTGTGTGATTAATAGAGATGGATCAAATCCAGTTTGTGCACCAGCGGCAGTTACAGAAGCTGTATTACCAGATGCAGAAGCAGAGAAGGTAGTATTAGCTTCATAAAATAGAGCTTCAGCACCAGACTGTGAGCCATAACGAGAACGTAGGGCAAATACTAGACCTGTTGGAAGAGTCATTGGCTGAACGCCGCAAACATCATAAGCAAGTAGGTTTGGCATTGAACGGCGAACAAGTGAAATTAGGACAGGATCGTAAATGTCAATTGCGCCAGCGGATGCTGTTGAAGAAGATGCACCCATAGAGTTTGTTGGGGAAGCTTCCATTAGTGAAGTTAGAGAATTCTGAGGGGACTGACGAATTGCAGCCGCAGAATCTTTAGTATTGTTTTCTAGAAGAATGGCTAGAGATTCACGACGCACACGGTCTCTTACCTTTGGTAAGCCGTCACAATCGATCACAGGGCTCCATTTTTCAAGAAGGGTGTTGATATCATATTCCATTTAAGTGTTCTCCTTAATTACTCTTAATTATTTATAAATTTCAAATCTTGAGATATTTATTCATGAAGTTTACGGTAGCTTTCACTTCTGGAGCGGTGAAATCTTTTACTTCTTCGTTTAACTCAATACCGTCATCGTCTTCTTCTATTGAGCTTATTTTTCTATCAACAGGAAAGAATCTTTCTTTAAGATTTTCTACTGTAGATGAAAAAGTTTCTTCGTCTTCAAAATCAATGCTTTCAGCAATCATTTTGATTTTATTTTTTTGATTATTTGAAAGTTCTACAGTAGATTCGTTGATAACGATCTGTTTACGAATTTCAGTTAATTCTTTACGAAGAGATAGGTTATTTGCAACTTCTTCTTCTAATCTTTCTTCAAGTTCAGAAACTTCTTCTAGAGCAGTTTCTAGAATATCTTCTTTACCTTCAGGAATTTCGAAGTAATGAGTTTCAAATAGCTCTTTTAGTCCTAACATAAAGCTTTCTGCGATAGCTGATTTAGCGTTCTGTTCTAGAACAACTTGATTTTCTTCACGCCATTCAGTAACAACTTTAGTTAGGTAGTCATTAATTTCTTCGTTATGAAGATCATATAGACCAGATTTATAATCTTCAATTTCTTCTTCAAGTTCTACTCTATAAGCTTCAACTTCAGTTTCCATTTCAGATAATGCTTCGGCAACAATCTTGTTTGCAACTCCTAGAACAGCAGCCTTGAACAATTCAGAAGCATTCGCTTTGAACTCTTCGGATAGGTCTTCAGAACCAAAAATTGCACTTACATCTTCGTCAATTTCTTCAACTGGCAAAGCAGCCGCAATATTTTCTTTAATATCTTTCTGAGAGAATTTGAATTTCTTAGCAGCCGCACGATTTTTCATCTTTGCTTTTTTATCTGCATAATCATCTTCATATTCTTCTTCGGCATCACGGAACTTCTTTTCTTCTAGTTCTTCTTCTGAAAGAGTTTCGTCGCCATCGATTTCTTCATCTTCCTTCATGACTTTAATGTCATTCTGTGACTTAAGAGCTTTAGGATTGGATGCTTTACCTTTACCCTTAGTCATTTTTTCGTTATCTGCACCAACGGCGTTTTCATCTTGAACGCCTTTTGGATTATTAGTTTTAGAACCCTTTGAATCAAAAGCTGGATCAGGAACACGAGAAAAACCATCGTCGCCCTTAAATTCCTCTTTCAATAGAGACTTTCTAATTTGATCAGTAAGATTGCTCATTTTCTATAATTCTCCTATGAATGTCAGTTTTATTTATAAATTTCAAATTCTTGGCTCAATTGCCCTCAATTTCATCTCTATGATGATCTGCAAACATTTCTGCCGCTTTCATACGAGTTGGTTTGTTGAAAGATTCGTGCCACTTTCCGCTCATGCCCATATCTTTATGATAATTTTGAGCGGCTCTGTCAGCGTGATATCCCCAAAGAGTTTTGGCCTTCTCGTGATCATATTTACCTGCTTTATATTTCTTTTTAAGATTAGCAATAATAGGCTTATGACTTGAGTGATATAGTCTTCCATCATTATCAGCATGAAGAACTAGCTCATGCGCTGCAATTTCATCAACTTCGGGTTTCTTTCTTGCAGCTTCGTCAATAACTTCAACGTCTTCTTTAACAGTCTTAGCAGTTGAAGGCATAGCTTTTGGATTTGAATATTTATTCAATCCAGCAAGCTTCTTTTTTTCGATTTCTTTAGTATTGTCGTCAACGTAGGTTTCGTTTACTTCTAATTCTTCGTTTACTATTCTATGAATATCATAGTTTCCAGAATTTTCATCTTTTTCTGCCCACTGATTAAAATGCTTCATGTTTCTAAATTTTTTAGAAAAAGGAGTAGATTTTGCCCCCTTGACACCATGAACTTTAATAGGTTTTGTTTCATCTAAATCTTTGTCAAATGAACTTTCTTTTATATCATCTCTATCTGCACCATATTTAAGTATATTATTATGATCAGCAACAGTGTATTCATGCCTTTCATGAGATGGGATATCTCTTTTTAAATTTTCATGTGCATGAGCTTTTGATTCATGTGGTCCAGATATTTGATCGCCGCTTTCTTTATGAACAACATACCAACCTTTTGGTTGATATTTTTCAGGAGCTTCTTCTACAAATACACTATTTTCTTCTTTTACTACTTTATTAGCTTTTCTTTTAAATCTTGCTAATTGAATTTTTTGTTTTTCGACACCTTTTTCGGCATCATCATCCCAATATATATCTTTATCTAATCCTACTCGTCTATTAATTCGCATATTTGGATTTGATGAAGTAAATGCTGGTTTATTAAATTTATTTTTACCATAACCATCATCTGGTGTTGTCGATTTTAATGCGCTATATTTTGGAGCAAATCCAATTTCATTTAAATAAGCACTTTCAACAATAAAAGATACTTCATCAGAAGCTAGTTCTTCTAGACGAGTTTGAACTGACTTTTCAAAAGGAAGAAACTTCTTACCCTCAAGAATAGCCTGTACGTTAATTTGAGTTATTTCTTTTGCCATTTCTTCCTCTATACTTTCGGGAACTACAATAAGTTTTCCATTGTAGTTAAAACGATTTTTCATCGAACGATTTTTTGCATAATCAATAGCATTATCCTTTTGAATATCTGCTTTAATTGATGCCTTATCTTTTTTAGTCACAATACCTTTTTGATTTAATAAATCTCTTTTTCTAATATTTAAAAGAGCCTTTTGTTTTTTATTGGCAACAGTTTTTGCCTTCTCAACAGAAGAAATTTCATCATCATATTCATCCGCAGTTGCTTCTTCTATGTTGTTTTCTTTCAATTTATCTATAGCCTTATTTATGTATTTTGAACGATTGGTATATTTATCATCCATCTTCTTGTTATTGCTGTAATGTTGATCTGCGATCTTATCATTACCTAATCTTTCAGCGGACATTCCAGCTTGATTTTCATCAGACATTTTTTCTGTGCGCTTACGCTGATCAGCCATAGCCTTAGTAATATATTTATGCTTTAACTTATCTGTTATTTCTGAAAGTTTTGTCATATCACTCTCCAATTTTCTTTAGAAAGCCTTTGAACAATTTCATATAACGAGCTTCCCTATCTTCACGGGATTCACGAGTGCGAACCATTTCATCTAATTGTTTTTTGGTTTCTTCTCTATATTGCTGCACCCATTCACCATTCTGCATGACCCACTCGGTTGCTTCCATAATAGAATCCATCCATGCTTCTGGCGCTGATGGATCGCTTACAAGGTCTCCCGCAGTTTCTAAACGTAAATCATTTTGAACAATTTTCGAGCCATTTTCTTCCTTTAGAGAACCTAATCCTCGTGAGGAAATACCTAGCTTCGCTCCACCCTTAATAAGTCCTCTGGCATTTCTGCCCATATCAGTATCAAGAATTTTAGCTTTACCAATGAAGTTGTTGCCATCCTGTTTTAATTCAGTAATAAGGTGGCTTGCTCTTTGAAGTTTTACCGTTGGTTCTTGAGGATGATCAAGTTCACCAAGAGCAGTTCCTTTAGAAATTTTTTGTTCATTATAACGGTTTACTTCTTTTAGAAGAGTATCAATAGGGTAAATTCTACCATTTCTATTTTTAATATTTCCTTGAAGAAAAATACCTTTAACATATAAATCCTTTTCACCTTCTGTATTTTCTTCTAAAATATATTCAACATCCTCATTTAGTTCCATAAGTAATTTCATAATTATCTTTCCTTTTTAAAAATTGAACGAAGTCTATCTGTTAAAGATGGTTTAGAAATAGGATGAAATCTATCAGCATTAGTAACAGGATTTGGAACGGCATTTAACTTTGGTGCGCTATGTTTTGGCACACTCGCTGGTTTAGCTCGCGGCGCTCTTTTTTTAGGAGCACTAGGCTTTTCTATTTCTGGTTCTTTTCGATTTACAAAAGAATTATCTTTAGATAATGCAGCAGATGCCTTTATTGCACCCTTCCCATATTTGTGTTCAGCATTAACAATAACATCACGTATAATATCAGGATGAACATCCTTTGTAGTAACAAGAGTTTTATGAAGTCTTTTGCCGATAGTGCCAAAATGTGCAGAATGTTTGTTTGATAATTCTTTTGCCCAATTATCCATTTCATCACCGTGGGTTTTTACTTTCGCGGCGCCGGTAATAGTATGAAGTGCTACATATTCTTCATTAATTTTTACTTTTTTTTTAAATTGGTGTGTTTCTTCTTCCGCCTCTCCGGCATCAGTATCTTTTACAGGTGTTTTAAGACTAACGGTATTTGTATCGTTTTCGGGCTGGCCTAACCATGTAAATTTTTTTCTGAATAATTTGGCATAAAGTGCTAAAAGCTTATGTCCTACAGTTTCCCCAGGTTGATCTAAATACGGCCCGGTTCCTTCATGTAAAATACAAATAGCGACGTTTTCTGAAATTTCTGACATTTCAGAAGTTTTAACTTCATCTAATTTTGATTTTATTGTCGTAGAAAGTTCTCCTTGAAAGCGAGCTTCTAGACCTTCATGTAATGTTTTTTTCATATTCCCCTCATTTCTTTATACTATTTATTCTTTAGAAATCTTCATTTTTATTTAAAGGTTCCCACCCACCGGATGGATTATTTTCATTCGGTGAAACTGTTCCTTGTGGGCCGGGTGCTGTAGGTTGAGTTAATTGAGGATTATTAGGGTCAGGTTGTTCAAATCCTTGTTGATCCATTCCCATACCTAAATTTTGGAATAATGGATCATCCATTTCTTCCTCAATTTCTTTACGCATTTCTTCCCATTCCTCATCACTCAAACGAAGAATTTGTTTTCTGACCCATGCTCTAGATAGATATCTATCCTGCACAAGAGGGACAGCTAGCATGAATGTTTGAATACGATTTTGCCAAATATCAGTTTCTTTAAATTCGGCATAATTGTTATCTTCAAGAAAATCATACACAAGTTTCTTTTTTATATCTTCCCACTCTTTTGCAGTAACGATTCCTTGAAGAATTAAATGAGTACCAAGAATGTCATCAAATAATCCAGAAAATCTCTTTCTAAGACGAGAAATAAATTTTGAAAATCTTAATTCATCTCTAGTAACTTCAGATGTTCTACCAACGCCGGGGATGGTCATATTGTTTTCGAAACGAGATTTGGGTACATTTAATGCATCGTATAAATTGCTCTTAAGAAGTTCTATATCATCAATTGCATTTAATGCAGTTCCTCCCGGAAGGGTATCTACAGTTGTACCCACTCCATCTCTTCTCGAAAACCAAAAGTCTTCAAACATAGTCATAAATCTTTGAGTTTGTTTTACTTCACCTGTATTTGGATCATACACCATTTTATTCTGAAATCGTTTCATAGTTTCAGCTAAATGTTGTTCGGCTTTATGCTTAGGAACTTTACCACACTCAACGTTAAAGATACGTTTTTCGGCGGCTCTTGTAAGACGATAGATAAGCATACTATCTTCTGCCATTCTTAATGCATTAAATGGTTTAATAGCCTTATGTAAATAAGAAATAACAATTTTTCCAGTTTTGTCAAAAATACCAGAATGTACATACGAAATCATATCTGGAGCTATTTTAAGGGCTGAAGTATTTTGCCCACCTAATCCACTCGGATCATATAGATAATATTCTGAAAATTTAGGGAAAACGGTTTTAGCGTCCAGTTTATCAGAATTTATATTTCTTCTTTCTCTAACCTTTTTTATTTTTCTAGGATCAATATAATTAAGTCCAATAATTCCATCCTTAGGATTATTTACATCAATTACTTTTTGATAAAATAATCTCCCGTCAACATACCAATGTCTAAATATTTCATATGAACGATCTTTGAAATTTAACATTTCTAATACTTGTTCAAAATTATCAATAATAATTTTTTTAGTATTATCAGATAGCTCATCTAGAGCATCCAGATTTATTTTTACTGGATATGTGTCTTCGTCATAAGAAAACGCTTCATTAATAATGTCTTGTATAGCTAAATCTAATTCTGGTTGTTGTTCTAATTCGCGATATTTTGTGATAAGCTGAACGGGATTGTCGGTAATAGTTCCCCCGCCAAAATCAACTCCATATGCGTAAAAATTTCCAACTGTAGACGCCCCGTCCGTATCGTCGGAAGGAATTGATCTTAAATTTTTATCAGAATTTTCATTTTCTTTAGTAATTTGATATCCGAATAATTTCATATTATTTGTGATCCTCTTGTTTATGCACGCTCATATTTATGTAATGAACGCCTCTATTCTTATCAAAGGAATGTCCATGTACTTTAAAAGTAGTTCCTCTATGAAGAAGAAATTCTTTTTCGTGTGAAAAAGCGTAACCATGATGATCAATATAATGACCTTTACTTCCCTTAGGCACATGAATTTTTGCTATAATAGGGTGTCCATCATGCGTCTTTGATTGTGACATAGATAAAGTTGTTTTATGGTTTAAACTTGTTCCGGTATAACCTTTATCGTGTAATTCATCTCCTGTTTTAAAATGATGAATTGGAAAATCGGCGCCAAACGATCTAAATACGTGCATATCATGAGAAGTCTTGCCAGAAGTCACATGATCCATATGTTTTGTTTGTTCTTCCCGATAATCATTTTTTGGTTCGTATATTCTATTTCTATGATATCCATTTAAACCTAATGAATATGCCTTATATTCTTTTATTGCATCATGATGTTCTTTTCCAAAAGATTTGGCATGCTTTTTTGCAGATTTATTTAAATGTGCCTCTGTTTCTTCGGAAGCGTCATAATTTTCTGTATGTGTCGGGTTTTCATAACTACCCTCCTCATTCAAAGAGCCTTTGGCAATGATTAGATCGCCATCATTCCAACAGAAATGCTCTTTTCGAGATTTTTTACTTTCGATAAGGAATTGTTTAAAATTAAGCATTAATGTTCGTCCTGATGGTGTACTGTCATATGCACGTAATGAATTTTGTTCTTAGAATCTGTTGTATGGTGTGTTACCTTAAAATGAGTTCCACGATGAAGTAGAAATTCTTTTTCGAATTTATGTGGATTGTCATGATGATCTAAATAATGTCCTTTAGTGCCAGCCGGAACATGAATACGAGCAACTATTTTATGTCCAGAATGAACATCCGAACGTTTATTCCATGGACTTGATGACCACTCGTGAACAAACTCGTGGTCTAAACTTGTTCCTGTATATCCTTTATCATGTAAGATTTCGCCGGGGTTTAAATGGCTTATATTATGTGATGCAAATGATCTATACGCATGAAAATCGTGACTAGTTTTACCTGATGTTATATCGTCAAGATGATGGGTCATTTGATCAAGATTTTTACCATATGTGCCAGATCGTTTTCTTATTCTATGATGATTATTAATATCAGAAGACATACCTTTATATCTCTCAATTGCATCCATATGTTCTTGGGATAATTTTTTAGTATGTTTTTTAGCATCAGAATTTAGATGTTTTAAAGCTTTTTTGTCTAGATTATTATAATTTTCATGTTCATTAGAAATGGGATGTCCTTGAACATCTTCTTTTAATGAATGAATTGTATAATCGTCTTCTTGCCAAGCGAAATGATTGCGTCGGGATTTCTTCTTAGATTCTGTTAAGTATTGTTTAAATGAAATCATTAATGCTCATCCTGTTTATGTACTGTCATATGGACATAATGAATATTCGTTTCGGGGTCATGAGAATGACCCGTTACTTTGAAGTGAGTTCCGCGATGAAGTAGAAATTCTTTTTCGTGGCTATATGTTCCAGAATGATGAT